TTATCTTCTAGATTTTAAATTGCCATTTCTTTTGATCTTATCCTCTATTTCTGTATAAACTTCGTTACGTATTATCTTTCTGTAATCAGAGGTACCCCCCTTAAAATAATATGCAGCCAGTTTTAAAACAGCTTTAAAGTCATTATTAACTACATTACCCCATGCACTTAAATTGGTGTTAGGGTCTACAGTTAAAAGAAAGTTTAAGAAACGTTCTTTCTCCGTTTTTGTTAATGGTACTCCGAATGTTTCTTCATCGCCTCCTCTAACATAAGCTACTATGTGGTCTATATTATTTTTATAATCTAAATACTCTTTTCTTTTAAGCTCCTCTAACTGACGCTGACTCCTTTCATAATCCGCCTTCTGTAATTCTTTTAAGAAAAGGAAAGCCTCAAGGGTTTCCGATTCCAGAGTACCACTCATCTCATAAAACATGATCTGATCTAAAATTTTCTTAGCGGTAAACCCTGTGGTTCTTTTTAGGTATTCCTGTATAATCCACCTTTGGGACTCCAAACTGCTCAAGTCTATTTGATCTAAATCATAATTAATATTATCTTCTTTATTGTTAAAATAATAATTAAAGAAGTCAACAGGGTTTCCATTTTCCCTTAAGTGTTGATCAAAATTAGCGGAGAGTTCGTTAGTATAATAGGGAGTACTATTATTTTCTAAGATAGTATTGATTAAATTAGAAAGACCCGCTTCGTAACCACCTACCTCTGCAAAGGGGATTACAAACTCATTAGAGAATTCCCAACCATTCTCCTTGAAAAGGTTAAGAGCTATATCAAAACAATAATCCTCTTGAGCATGCTTTATATACTTTTGAGGAATATTATTTTCTACATATTCTGATAATTCAGTCTTATATTTAAAATAATATCTACCCCCTTCAACAAATTCTTCAGGCTCGTCCTCAATAACAAATCCTGTGTCAATAGGTTCTACAGGAGTTGGTACCCTGTCATAATCCGGGTTAGAGGGGGGACCCTGAATAAAGTCATCTTCATCTTGGTATACTTCTAAATTACTGTTATTAGGTTGTACGGTAAAATCCGATAACGTATAAAAATCATCTTGTGCCATAATTTATTCTTTTTTAGGTGATTCAGGATTTAGATTAGATACCTCCTTTTTATGTGTGGAAAGTTTAATATCATTCTCTATCTTTTTTATTTCAGCATCCACTTTACGCCGAGAGGTCTCGGCTTTCTTTTTATCTAGCTGCAGCTTATCATATTCTAATATGTCAAGAATGTTATTATTATTCACATCCGCATTTAGATCCGAACGCTCCGCATATATTTTTGCCTGCGCTGCTAAAGTAGCTACTTTAAGGTCTGTATCGGCTTTTAATTGCTCTAATTTCATCTTCTCAGTGTATTCCGTTTGTATTTTAGTTGTCTCCAGTTGTAATTGTAACTGAATTGCTTTCTGAGCGGCTGCTTCTTTTTCTTGACCTTGCTGACTGGCTCTTTCATTAGCTTTACGTTCAGCTAACTCTAGTATCCTCTCTATTTCAGCTATAGACTTTGTTCGGGTTGTTTTTATATAGTCTTTTAGAGTAATCTCTTTTTGTTGTAGTGCAATTTTGGACAACTCTTTTAGAGTTTGTAACGTAGCCAACTCCTCATTAGAGTCTGACAGAAAAATCCCAAAATCCGAAAACTTAAATTCGGGGTTAACTTCGAAAAACCTTTTGGAGTGAGCATCGGTTACGTAAGTATATTTACTCCCCAGCATAAAAGTTGCTTGAGCCGTATTTAACAATAAATTTAATACTTTTAACTTAAACTCATTAAAGATATAGAAAATATTTTCAGTAATAGCTGAGGATTGATTGACCGATCTTTCAACACCTCCTAAAGTTTCACTGCTATTAACTTGACCTTCTCTTTGTCTGGAGATGCCTGTAATATCTGATATCTCCGCTTTAAGGAATTCCAACTGTTTTATAAGAGATCCTATAGTATCTCCCAGCGTCCTGTCTATAGGCTGGAACTGATTAAAGGTTGTTCTGTCTCCTCCGGCACCATGTTCTAAACTATTAATAACGGCAATGCCGAACATATCCAAATAAAAAAGCCATTTTTCCTCATCCCAACCGGCGGATGTAGGAATTTGAGCGATATCCATGACAAACCCCTTACCTTTAGCACGGCTCATCATGAGTTTTATTTGGAACATAGTAACATTATAGAGACTTTGGTAATTTTTTATTTTATCTACTAAACAATACGAGGGCTTTATACCAATATATTGACTACTACTTACGGAGAATTCCCCGAAAGAGATTTTTTTATTCTCTATAGGCCCTATATTCAAATAACATTCCGAACCTACTCTAATACCGGCCCACCTCTCTGAAATCCAGTGGACGGTTAGTGTATCTCCCGGAGCTACTTTATAATTATTATCAACAAATTCCTTAAAAAAATTACCATCCTCATCCTTTTTAGTAAGGATTCTTACCTTTTTTAGAGATTTCCATTCATAATGTGCAACACGGATACTAGTTACTCCGGTATCAGTCATGTAGTTTGTATCAATAAAAGGGCTTTCAGGTTTCCCCTTTATATTCTCTATATACTCTACATCCTCTTTAGTGAGATATTCATAATATCTATCATGAACTTCCCCCGCAGTAATATACTCAATCTCCCTACACCAACTACAATCCTCTATAAAATCTGTTTTACTGGACGTTTCATAATTAAAATTACGAGGGTCCACTATTCTTATAGTTGGAACCTCAGTTTGACATCCTATATTTAAGACACAACAACCTGTAACTATGTAGTAATGAAATAACTTATTAAAAGTATATTTTAAGTTTTCAGTCTTAATTAACATTTCCAGCACATGTGCTGCTGTTATCTCCCCAATATCTGAAATACTCATCTTCTCCACCTGTTTTAACTCCTCTTCTAAATCTCTAGAGGAATAAGGTTGCTGTGGTTGCTGTGGTTGCTGTGGTTGCTGTGGCTGTTGTGGTTGCTGTGGTTGCTCCATAGGAGTCTGGGGTATCGGTATCGCAGCATTAGGATCCCCCTGTAAGGACTGTTCTGCAGCGGGGGACTCCGCAGTGAGCTTAAAGGTTGACTCCATAGCTTCAATCTCCTTAAACCTCTTTTTAAAGGTTTCCAGAAAGATCTCCAGAACTTTATCCGCTTTTATTTTTTGGACATTATTTAAGTGATCTTCACCTATATTATATACAACATAGTTAAAAGGGCGACTTAACTCTTCCCCTTTTATCAGATCTATTTTTGGACTGCTTATAGGGTAATTCTTTATACTTATAGGATACTGAAAATTATCCTCAACTCCATAAGGTTTCATTAACTTAACATACTCACTGGGGTCAAATTCACCTTCCTCAATTAGTTTTAAGTTAGTGCACATTTTCTCCTTTTCCTTACTGAACGCTGTATAATCTCCCCATAGAATATTATCGATAGCATTCATACACTCTATAGCCCACTTCTCTATAGACCCGTATTTACGGACTTTCTCCTTATCTGTAAGTTTTTGCGGAGGAAATTCATTGATGCCATTAGAAAAATTAAATACCATAGTAGTTAAATATACTTTTCCCAAAACCTAATTCAGGGGTACCAGATAATTCTTTTACTTTTAATCGAAACATCTCTAAATCCTGTATTAAACACAATCCAAAAGCTATAACCCTATCAAAATTATCTGTAGTATTATAAACTAATAATTCCTTTAATAAATTCGTGTCCAAAATTTTTTCTACATTATATCTATTAGGGGCAAACTCCGTCAACAGCCAGCTACGTATCGTCTCCAGTAAAAAGTTTTTCATCTTTATAGTTATGCAGATTCCATGTGTTCTTTTTACGGTAGGATCTATAATAATATCATTAACAATATTGGGCTGTCCGCATAAGTATCGTAAGGATTTAACCGTCTCAAAGTACTGTTTCATACCCGCAACATTATTTTCGTGCAAGCATTTTGCATTATAAAAAATCAATAACTTACGCACTCTCTCATAATAATCCTCCGCTTTATCAGGTCTCCCTATATAAGAAGCTACCGGTAAATCGTAAGTTTTATCTGCATTATATATCCTTTTGTAGATATATGTAGCACCCAAAGATGTAGATGTTTTAGAATAATCCTGAGCATATGGATCTGTCCCCGCTATGTATAATGAGTCAGGTATTATACCATTAACAGAAAACGGAAATTCATATATAACTATGCAGCCCTTCTTAAAAGATGTTTTAGTTACAGGAAACTCAGCTTCTCTAAGCTCCGAATCCGGCGTGAATTTTAAGTTCCCTTCGCAAAAATCCAGCTCCCCGCGGATACCACACGTTCGTAGTTTATTATCTCTATTAACTGTGTCTAACCAATCCTGTAATAAAGCCAATGGGAAAATATTGTTACTGGAACTTAAGAAAACATCCTCTACCTTCAGGGGCCAAAATTGGATGTATTGTAAAAGAGGCTCTATATCCTTAGCTTTTTTAAGAACCTCACGCTCCTTTATAATATAGTTTTTAGAATCTTCGGTTATTGTAAAACCCTCGGAGTTCTTAAACTGATTTAAACACATAAATCCCGGTGTAAACAAACAACACGGGTTTTCTATAGTTCTATTTAAGTCAAAAGGTAGCTTAGGTATGTATATGTTCTTTTTTGACTTCGGTTCTAATCCGTCATAAAACGCCAACATTTTATAACCTACAGGATCATTAAAAACACGCTCGGCTTCTAAAACTTGTTCAGTATCACCCCCGGTACCAGTAGCTAAGGTAAAACCTATCTTAGAAGTCCCCCGCATCATACAAGGTCGATTAGATCCCAGAACTTTACTGAAATTCTTAAACATACCTACCTCATCCAAACCTATGAAATTGGCAGCCTTCCCTACACCATCAGTATGCTTTTCATAAACAATCCGGTAAATAATACCTTCATTACCCTCTATCAAAAAACCACTCTTAGTCTTTTTCCGATAGCCTGAAACTATATGGTCATTGGGGGAATCTTTTGAGCGTGATCTGTAAAATTCAGTGTTAGATAACCCATTTAAGTGGTTCCTAACTTTATCATAAACATCCTGCAATTTACCTGAATCAGCTGCGCCTACCAGTGATTTACCGGTACGGTGAAATATAAATGGATATACGGCATTCCACGCCAGACAAAAACTCTTACCTCCTCT